TGCGTCAGAACGGCCTGTGCGACCAACGCCTCCAACGCCGTCTTGGTGTAGCCGCGCTTCTTGAGCGACAGAGGGGCCATGTGGTAGCGAACGAGAGCCCCCCACACGAGATTGTTGGCGTGCGTCTTGAGCAGCAGCGATTCCTGGGCTTCCAACACCTCGACCGCGGTCACCGTGCCTTCGTTGTCCTTCAGATGAAGTTGATTGGCGATGCTGTGAATCATGCGATCCAAGTGAACCGCGTACTTGACCGTCTTCTGCGGCTTCCGCTGATACACCTTCTCGACGAGCATCGTTCGATCCGCCATGATCGCGTCGTAGTATCGCTCCTGCGTGGCCGCATCGACGCCCTCCGCCTCGAACTGCCGACGGATGTCGTCGTCGGACAAGGACGCCAGAGGAAGAGGCTGGTTCTCCACCTTCGTCGCGTTGATGCCGTCCTCGCCGTAAGAGACCTGAACGAGGTTTCCCGTCGCGTCCCTCACCGAGCCGTCGTGCTGCGTAATCAAATCCTCCAGGGCGACGCGGATCTGCCGCTGAAGATATCCAGTGTCGGCCGTCTTAACAGCTGTGTCAATCAACCCCTCGCGACCCGCCATCGCGTGGAAGAAGAACTCGTCGGGCTGGAGACCCTTGATGTAGGAAGAGGCGATGAATCCGCGGGCCTGTGCGGAATCGTCGAACCGCTTGAAGTGCGGCAGCGTCCTGTATTGGAAGCCGTTTGCGATGCGCTTGCCCTCGATCGCCTGCTGACCCAACGTCGCCACCATCTGCGAGACGTTGACGTCGCTGCCCTTGGAGCCCGCCTTGATCATGTTGGTCATGCGATTCGTATCGGCCAGCGACTGGAGGCCGATCTTGCCCGCCTCGCCGACGGCCTTGTTGAGCGTCGACATGACCTTGCCCTCGAACTCCTCGTGATTCGAGCGACCCGACGAGTTCTCGAACAGACCCGTGTGAAGTTGAAGGATCTGATCCTCGATCGTCTTCGTGAGCTTGTTGAGTGCGACGCCGATCTCGGCGTTCGTGGACGAATCCGCAATGAGATCGCTGATGCCCACCGAGAAGCCGCTGTTCATGAGGAAACTCGCGATCATGGCCTGGAGGCTGTCAAGAAAGTCGACCGTCACCTCGTGGCCGTAGTCGTTGTAAATGATGTGGAGGAGCTGCTTGGAGAACACCGACTTGTCAAGAATGCCCTGAAGCATGTGACCGTTGAGAATCTTGACGAGATTGGGGGACTCCTCCTTGCCCTTGTCCTTGTCCGAGAAGCTGTTGTTCTGCATCTGGAGACTCACGGGAGGGAGCAGCGTCGAGAGCAACTGCTGGCCCGACCACATCGGCTGCGGATCCGTCTTCACGGGCGGCGGCAGGACGCCGTCCCATCGCTTCGCATGGACCAGCAGATTCATCGTTTCCTTGAGCGTAAATAACGTAGTAGATCTGGTAAACCGGTTCGCACCCACCAGCGTATCCTGGACGACCGATACAATCGGCGTGGATTCGCGGGGGGACACGATTTGCAACGGAACCGCCGCGATCTCGCGGAGTTCCGTCGCGGCCTCGATGGACTGAGGCAAATGTGCGTTCATCTCCAATGAACATCCCCAAAGTTTCCTAAGGGGGCGGATCATACCTTGAGCCTCGGCTTCCTGAAAGGAAGCCTTGACCCGCTACCGTCTGATCTCTGAACTCGCTCCATTTGATACGCGGCTGCGTACCAGGCAGGACTTAGATGCGGATTACCAATTTTGCGTCTCCTTTGGTGCTCGGTTTCTACCGAGCCAGAGGACGCTCATCCTGAACAGTTTTACCGTACCTCCAGTATTTCTCTAGAGCCATCGAGTGCTTTCGCACCTCGACTTGGTCGTTCAGGCTTTACGGACTTCCCGCAGTTTGATAGCGTTGCTTGTGTAGTGCTATTATGAATGTTTTTGCTCGCTCTTTCAATTGATCCACCGTTTCGTGCTTGCCAGAGAAGCTCGCAGTTTGGTCTCCAATCGTTACGACGATGTCTTTTCCTTTCTTCCGAATGTACGAATCCAGTTTCTCCAGTTCCACAACCGAGTTCTTAAAGCGGTCCATCTTCTTTGCGTGATGTTGATCCTTCGCACACGAAGAGCGTTCAGCACAGAACGCTTCGGTGACGCGATTTTCCATCCGCTTGGACATTTTTGCTCTCGTCTCTTCGCTTCGAGAGACACAGCCGCCCCGCTTCTTCCGTTCCTCCAACGGGACGCGTTCGTGCTCTGTGCGATAAGAACCTGTTTTACCCCCTCGGGTAAGATTGTAACCAGTTGGACACAGAGTAGTATGGTGTTGGATGTAGAACTGTTCGCGTTCGTCAAGGAGACGAACCTCACACCGTTCCAGTAGAGTCACGCAGAAGGCCTCTTTCCCATATTTCCGAATGGCGTTGTTTAAGAAACTACACTGGCACGCCTTGGTGTTGTTCTTTGCCTCATTCAGATGGTCGTTGAATCGTCCAACGATACCAAAGGGTCGGTATTTGCCTTTGTTTTTGCGGTGACTGAGTGTTTGTCCAACATACTTCATTCCCGTGACCGAATTCGTCATTTCATAGAGAAGTCCGTAGACTTTATCGTTTGTATCCAGGAGTTCGTTGTCCAAAGAAGTATCCACTTCAGAGGCCATGTGTAACAACTCCTTACAATTCAAGCAAGATTCATTTTTTACTACACGCACTAGATGATTATATCCGTCCCATCCCCCGCACCGGGATGAAACGCGTGGGAGTTCCACCGTTCTCCCTCATAAGTCGTTCCCACAACTTACAAGGCGGTCACCTGTTGAAGACAAGATTTATCTCCATCGAAGTCGGCATTGTAGGGCGCGGTACAAAAGACGTTCAATCGGAAGGTATTGTACGGCAGGATCCGAGCGATGTGAGCCATCATCGACATTCGGTGCAGCGACGGCTGTCGGTTGAACAGAATGACGTCGCCGTCCATCAAGTGCCGATGGACGATGTCCCCCAGATGCAACTCGACCGTATGAGCATTGAGGTGCTTGAGCCCGAACGTGCGTCCGCCCACCCGCTGAATCGTCTTCGCCCCCGGCCACACATCGGGTCCGTTCTGGATCAGCTTGTACAACTTCCCGATGTTGAACGCCGTCACCTGCTCCGGATACGTGAGGTGCGTCGCAATCTTGATCGGAACACCCAACTCCTTCACGGAGATGTTGGGATCCGGCGTAATCACGGAGCGAGCCGAAAACTCCACACGCTTCCCCTGCAAGTTGCTGCGGATGCGGCCCTCCTTGGATCCGAGACGCTGCTGAAGCGACTTGAGCACACGCCCCGATCGCTGAGCCGCCGGTGGAACGCCCGGAATGTTGTTGTCGACGAGCGTCGCGACGTGAAACTGTAGGAGGTTCGTGTATTCGTCGATGGCACGCTTGTTGTTCGAATTGTCCGAAACCTTGGCTCTCACGGTCGCGTTCGCCTTGATGATGTCCACGAGCTTACTCGTGAGATCGTCCTCCGCCTTCTGGTTGTTGTCCTGCGTCACGGAGGGACGCACCTGCGGCGGCGGAATGGGAAGAACGGTACACACCATCCAATCGGGACGACACCAGTGACGACTGAATCCGAGGAATTCGACGTCCTCGTCCGTGATGCGGCGAAGAATCCGATGGACCTCTTCAGCCTCAAAGACCTTGGAGAACGACACCTTGTCTCCCTCGATCACCGCTCCCTCGGGGGGGGCGATGCCCGGCGGGATCTCCATGTTCTTCCAATCGCCGATGATCTTGTGAATTGTCTCCTCGCGATACTTGGTCGGCTGTCGCACACCGCATCCGTCCTCAAAATCCTCGCCGCACCGCGTGATGTTCCCGCACGCCTTGAGAACGGCTTGCCAACGGCTCTCTCCCTTGAACTTGAGGAGGCCCGCGTGCTTTCGCTTGTCGATCAGCACCTTGGAACACTTGTGGCAGACGCATCGAAGCACCTTCATCAGAATCTTGAAGAACTGCGTGTGGTAGACCGGACGTGCGAGTTTCAAATAACCAAAGTGACCCGGGCACTCGTGATTCGTTTGCCCACACGAACGGCAGGCCTTGCCGTTTTCCAACACACCCATGCGAGGATCTGAGAGACCTCCCGTCTTGCCTTCTGCCGTAGAAGTGCTGGTGATCTCGCAGACGCCGCGTCGTAGGATCTCGTCGGGGCTCATCACCCCAAACTGGACACTCACGATTTGTTCGGGGTCCGAACTCGTAGGGTAGGTCGGCATCTCTTCTACTGACAGGGGATAGTTTTAGACCGCTCTTCATTTTTTTCACTCGTTTGGTCCTTTAGGTCAGTTTGGTCGGCCTCCTTTGGTCGTCCCCCTTTGGTCGTCCTCCTTTGGTCGTCGGCCTTTGGTCGTCCTCCTTTGGTCGTCGGCCTTGTC